CCCATGTGCGGCCTGGGCGGCTCGGCCAGCGACTCGTGGTGCTTGTCAATCAGGGATTGAATGCTATGATGTCCGTCGGGTATTTTCATCGGTGTTCTCCTTGGTTGTACTTTGCGCAGGGATCGGCTCACGCTGACCCTGCGCTTTTCTTGCCTATTTCTTGGCCCAGGGCGGGGCTACCCTCGGTGCAGCCGGTGCCGGTGCCGGAGCCTTGGCGTTGACCACCGCAAGCGCAGGCGCGCCCCCGTAACCCTTGTATCCGCGCACCTCGTTTGAGGCGGCATAGGTGCGCCCGTTGACCGGATCAGTGCGCTCAGGCCGGATGCCGAGCTTGACCTGCAGTTGGCCGTTGAGCAGCTGGTCGGTGTCGTTGACTTTCTTGAGCCCGAGTGCCCGCATCAAATCCCCGAGCTGCTGCCTGCCAATCTCCTCGGCCTTGGCCGATGGATTTTCGACGTTGAGGTTTGTAAACACCGCTCGGCCTGCTCCAGTCGGCCCGAGGATGTCGAAGCGGAGTTTTATGTAGCGTCCGGTTCCGGCTGCTGTGGTCTGCAGCCCAGCCTCGGTGATGCGGGCGTCGTACATCCCCTCCGGAAGTGGCTCATAAGATCCGGTACCCGTGGGCAGGGAATCGGCATCGTAGGTTTGTCCAAGGTTTGCCATGTTTACTTTTCCTCAATTTTGAAGGTGGGACGGCCAGGGGCGACCGTGATGGCGCCGGCAAGCGGCGCGGTGATGGAAGGATCGGCATCCCGCCAGAGTTTCAGATTGACCTCTGGCTTCCAGCGAAACAGCCGGCTCAAGTGCTCAGTCAGGCCGTGCTCTAGCGCCAGATCCTGCAGCTTGTCGCCGTCAACCTTGCGTTCGAGGCGACCCGAAATCTTGATCGAATAGCCCTCTGGGGACACCGTTTCGGTCCCTTCGAGGTTTTCGGAAATGCCCGCGAGCGACTTGATCCGGTCTTCAAGCCGACGACGGTCGGCAATCGCATCGGTCTCGGTCTGCTTGGCCGTAATCCACTGTGCGGCAAGAACACCGAGGTCATCGGTGAGTTTTTCAGGCAACATGTGATCCTCCGATCTTTGCGATGATGTGGCCAAGGTCAGCAACCTCCCAGGCATCGAGCTTTCCCGAGCGATCCTTCGCGAGCCAAAGCCCGTCGGAATCGCACATCAAAGCGCGCTGGACGTTACCCTCTGAGTCCTTCTCGACGCGAAGTGCCAAGACCTCGTCGAAAAAATATGGCAGTGACTGTCCGGTCTTGTTGCCAGGCATGGATGGGCTGTACAGCACACGACCCATCTCGTCCTGGGTCTTTTCGAGCTTGGCGCTCATGTAGACGTGCTTGGGCAGGTCACGGAAGGACCGGATGATGTCGGCCATTTGCTCCTGCATGGCGCCATAAGCTGCCCGGGGATCCTTGTTGATCTTCTTTTCTTTGTTGAGCACAACTTCACCCACCTCGCTGATGCTATCGATGCACACGGTCTGGTAGACCTTGGCCTCGTCTGACTTTGCAAGCCAGCTATAAGCTTCCTGCAGGTCGGTCATCGAAGAAATCTCGATGTAGGGCAGGTCCTTGTCTTGTATCGACAGCAAACCTCCCTCGGCGCTCAGGATGATCGGGTTCGGGGTATCCGGACAGAGACTGGTCTTGCCAGCCCCAGCCGGTCCGTAAACCAGCACCTTGATCATCTGATAGACGATCTCTTTAGTGGTACGTATCTTCACTGCCACGGTTTTCTCCTTGGTTAGATGCGGTTCGGGATCGGATCGCATCCCGCAGCTGGCGATTTCTCCCCAGCTGCAGGCTGGGATCAGTCGTTCCTTTCCTCTTTTGCTATTTCTTCAATCACTACAGTGAGCCCCTCGATGACCTTAACAGCCTCATCCAAAGACAAACTGAATCCAGACGACCCACAAGAGTGCAATAGAGACAGCCAGACCTGGTCAAAAATTCGGTCGACAATGATCTTGTTGCCTGGCGACATCCAGGCAACGTGAATGACCTTTGGTTCTTTCATCTGATCTCTCCTGGTTCGTGCGCTGTCGGACCATCCGGTTGCGCAACAGTTGCCATCCTACGGACTTCCGGTTACCATGTCAAGCAGGGTTGAAAACGTAGCATTCACACCACAGGAGGATGGGATGCGCACGCAAGAGGCGATTGAGCATTTCGGCTCGATCAAGAGGCTGGCCGATGCTCTTGGCATCTGGCCGCAGTCGATATACACGTGGGGCGAGCGCCCGCCGCAGGCGCGGCAGTTCGAGCTTGAGGTCAAGAGCAAAGGCGCACTCAAGGCCGACCGGAGTACTGAACATGACCCCAGGTGAGGCGGCACTCCACTACGCATCGTGGGGGTGGCATGTCTTACCCGTCGTTCCAGGATCGAAGGTGCCAGCCACCCGGCATGGGGTGCATGACGCCACAACCAACCCCGAGACAATTGCCCGATGGTGGGCGGCCAACCCAGACTTCAACGTCGGCATCGCAGCTGGAGAGCGTTCCGGCATTGTGGTTTTCGATGTGGACCCGCGCAACGGCGGGGATGCTTCCTGGAGCAATCTGGTGGGCGAGTGCGGTGGGCTGGATGGTGCCTATGCCCTGACCGCTGGAGGCGGCGAGCACCACCTGGCGCAGTGGGTTCCCGGGATCCGGCCATGCAAGTTGCGCGACGGCATCGACCTCCTCTCGGACGGCAGGTATTTCGTCGCCTACCCGTCTGCGGTCGAGGGCAGAACCTATCAATGGGAGGCCTCTGCAGATCCGTTTGCCGGAATCGCCCCGGGCAGGATCAATGCCCGGATGCTGGAGGTCATCCAGAAACGCCTCTCCAGGGCATCAGAACGGGCTACAGGCGCACCGGGCAACGGATTGATATCTGGGAACCGCAACAGCGGTCTAACGTCCCTGGCGGGCTCTATGCGCCGCCACGGGCTGACCGAGGCTGAGATCCTGGCAGCGCTGCAGATTGCCAACGAGACCCGGTGCGACATCCCGCTTCCGAGTTCGGAGATCCAGCAGATTGCGCGGTCTGTCAGCCGGTATGAGCCGGAGTCGGATGTCGCCGCATCCGTTGCACTCGGAACCGAGGCCGCCGAGGCGATCCTGGCACCGCTGTCTGAGCCGCCTGAGTACTTCCTGACCCGGGCCAGCGCCTATCTTGGCCAGCCTGCGCCGATCGGGTGGGTGGTCAAGCATCTGATCCCTGCTGATGCCAGCACGATGCTGGTCGGAGACAGCGCAGTCGGCAAGTCTTTTGTGTTGATCGACTTGTTGTGCGGCATTGCATCCGGCATGCACTGGATGGGTCGCAAGACTCGGATTGGACTTGCAGTGCTTCTGGTCGGGGAGGGCCACTGGGGGATGCGCCAGAGGGTTGCCGCCTGGGCCAGGCATCACCAGGTGGGCCAGCTCGACCGGCTGCTGATCAGCAACAAGGGCATCGACATTGACAGCCCTGCAGCTGCAGCGCAGATTATTTCCGCAGTGCGCGAACTGGAGCCGAGCGAGCCGGTGGTGGCCATCGGGATCGACACCGTCAATACGCATATGTCGGGCAACGAAAACGATGCCCGGGATACCCGCAACATGCTCCTCGCATGCTCGATTGTTTCCCGGGCGCTGTCTTGCGCCACCGTTTTCGTGCATCACTCCGGCCACGCTACAGACTCGAAATCCCGCGCCAGGGGATCGTCTGCCTGGAAGGCCTCGCTCGATGCGTCTTACGTTGTCAGCCGGGATGAGGACGGGACGATTGAGATCAAATCGACGAAGATGAAGGATGCCGAGCAGCCGCCCGATATCTTTGGCAGGTTACAGAAGGTCGATCTGGGGTGGGTTGATGAAGACGGTGAGCCATTGACCGGGGCGGTGTTTGTGCCCGTTGAAGGTCATGAGAAGCGTGCAGAAAGCAACCGTGCCACAGGGGAGGTCAACTCCCAGGCCGAATTTGAAGATGCCTGGTGGTGGAAAGAAGGTCCGTGGAAGGGCGCAGAACTGCTGGATGGCGAACCTTTTGTGGCGCGCGCAAAACTGATCGACTACCTTGTCGAGGCGCGCAAGATCAAGCGCGGGAGTGCCTCGAAAAGCGCCAGCGCGTCGGCTGAAGGGCGTCTTGTGCACAAGCTACTCGGCCTCGGAAAGATCCGATCTACCGACGATGGATGGGTCATTTCAGACCCGGTTTGGGCCTCTTCACTGCTTTTGAGACGCAAAAGCGATGACCATGCGTCGGATAAAAACGACCGATCAGAAAAGTCTATAAGGAAATCGGACAGACGGACAACGGACGGACAAGAATGAGAATTGTCGGGGGCAAGGCATGTGGGCGGACGGACGGACACTACCCCCTTTCTATAGGAAGGGGTTGTCCGTCTGTCCGTCCATGATGCGGGGTGGATGTCGGAGCAAAAACGGATAGAAAACGGACAAGGAAAAAAGGAGAATTGTGATGGAAAAAAGTTATGATGGAAATAAACCCAAAACAGAAGGATGGGTTAAATTAGAAAACTATGATGGAGTGGATGGAACATGGAACGTCTGGGTGCAGCATCAGCAACCCGAGTCCAGGAGGTGGCTCACGGTCAAAGTGTTTGCCTCCGGGCGGGTTGCGCGCAAGGCAAACTACTGGGTGACCAAGAGTCTGCGCACCGGTTACATTGGCCGTTTCAGGGATTACGCAATCCTGCGTGAAACACGGAGCGACCTGCATCGCCACGTGGAAGATCAACTGTCAAATTATTTGAGGAACTATCATGATTGAAAGTGAAATGCAAACCCGCGTCTGGTCGGCAATCTATCTGCTCGATGGCATGACCATCGTTCCAGACTACGACGAACCCCACGTCTGGGTGCTGCCAGGTGGCAGGAAAGTGAAAACCTTCGAGCTCGAACAGGCGGGCGCAGATCGCAGCGTCTCGCTGCTCTGGCCACGCAACAATCCGGTTGCAGCCTGGACAGATGGAAGAATGCGGCAGGAATGCCCGTAGAGGCCTCTATTGCGCCCGTGGCGCGTTTTGTGGTAGGTTTGCGGTATCGATACGTCAAGAGGGCCGAAATGGCAGCCTTGCCCGATCTGAGCGGTTTTGAGGCACAACTCACCGCAACCCTGCGGCAGGCCGTCGCAGGCATCATCGACGAGAACCTGCGCCTGCGCGACCTGCTGCATCGCATGCTTGACCCGGAAGATCTTGGCTGGGCTGTCGATGAAGCAGTGCGTAAGGAAGTGCGACGTGCGCTCAGTGTTGGAAGAACGAGGCATGCAGAAAATTGATATGGGAGAAACTGAAAAGTCGGTCGTAAAAAAGGCCGGACCGAACGGCGGCGCTCGACCAGGCGCTGGACGCCCAGCTTTCAAGCCGACCGACCTCGAGCGCAAACAGGTCGAGGCCATGTCAGGCTACGGACTGCCAATCGACCAGATTGCAATTCTGGTGCGCAACGGGATTGACTCGGACACGCTGCGCAAGCACTTTGCCACCGAGCTGGTGGCCGGCAAGGCCAAGGCCAACTCTGGCGTTGGTCGCACCTTGTTCCAGAAGGCAATGGGCGGCGACACGGCGGCCATGATCTGGTGGTCCAAGACCCAGATGAAGTGGAAGGAAACCCAAGCGCACGAGCTGACCGGCGCAGACGGCGCGCCCATCGTGGCCCGAATCGAGCGAGTAATCGTTGACCACACTGCAGATCAAAACGCCAAGGTGGGCTAAGGCGCTCATCACGCAACCGGCGCGATATCGAGGCGCGTATGGTGGCCGAGGCTCCGGCAAGTCCCACCTCTTTGCCGAGTACATCCTCGAACGTCACATCATGGAAAAAACCGACTCGGTCTGTGTGCGCGAGGTGCAAAAGTCGCTTAACCAGTCGGTCAAGAAGTTGCTCGAGGAGAAAATCCAGAGTCTTAATGTCGGGAAACTCTTTGAAGTCCTGCACGACCGCATCAATACTCCAGGCGGCGGCAGGATTATCTTTCAGGGCATGACCAATCACACCGCAGAGTCGATCAAGTCACTTGAGGGTTATGACATCGCGTGGGTCGAGGAGGCGCAGTCATTATCCCAGCGCAGTCTCGATTTACTGCGACCGACGATCCGCAAAGACAATTCTGAAATCCTTTTCAGTTGGAACCCAAGGTTTGATAATGACCCGGTCGATGCGTTTCTGAGGCGCAATAAGCCAGACGATGCGATTGTGGTGCAGGTCAACTGGTCGGATAATCCGTGGTTTCCGGAGACGCTGCGCAAGGAACTCGAATACGATCGCAGTCGCGACTATGACAAATTCCTGCACGTTTGGGAGGGCGGCTACATTTCCAACTCCGAGGCGCGGGTTTTCAAAAACTGGACGGTCGAGGAGTTCGATACGCCCGACGGCGTGGTGCACAGGCTCGGTGCCGACTGGGGATTTGCGTCCGACCCCACCGTCCTGGTGCGCTGCCACATCGTCGGTCGAACCCTCTACGTCGATCACGAAGCGTACATGGTCGGTTGCGAGATCGTGGACACGCCGAGCCTCTTCATGACCGTTCCCGAGTCCGAGCGGTGGCCGATCGTCGCTGACAGCTCGAGGCCGGAGACGATCAGCCACATGCGCCGGCACGGATTTCCTAAGATCATGGCAGCGGTCAAAGGACCGCGATCAGTCGAGGAGGGCGTCGAATGGCTAAAATCCTATGACATCAAGGTGCATCCGCGGTGTCGGCACACAATTGACGAACTCAGCCTTTACAGCTACAAGTTGGATCCTTTGACGGGCAAGGTGCTGCCGGTGCTCGAGGACAAGAAAAACCACGTGATCGATGCCTTGCGTTATGCTTGCGAATCCGCACGGCGCGTTCAGAAGCTGGCGCCGGAACCCGTCAAACCGATTGCCGTCATGAACAGGTGGTGAGCATGGCACGACCGAGCCGCGAAGAACGTCTGCGCAAGATCCACCAGGAGGCGCTCCAGGAATTCAACGACATCCAGGAGGCGCTCCGCGACGAGCGGCTGCAGTGTCTGCAGGACCGGCGGTTTTATTCCCTAGCGGGTGCGCAGTGGGAGGGACCGTTGCGGGAAATGTATGACAACCGGCCACGGTTCGAGGTCAACAAGATCCACTTGTCGGTCATCAGGATCATCAACGAGTACCGCAACAACCGCATCGCGGTGGACTACGTTGCGAAGGACGGGTCTGAGGACAACACACTGGCAGATACCTGCGACAAGCTCTACCGGGCCGACTGCCAGGATTCCGGCGCTGAGGAGGCGTTCGATAATGCCTTCGAGGAGGCCGTAGGCGGCGGCTACGGGGCCTTCCGTCTGAAGACGACTTACATCAACGAGGAGGACGATGAGGACGAGCGGCAAAGGATTGCCATCGAGCCGATCTTTGACGCCGACAGTTCAGTGTTCTTCGACCTCGGGGCGAAGAGGCAAGACAAAGCCGATGCCAAGCGGTGCTTCGTCGTGACGGCGGTGCCGCGCAAGACCTACATCGCAGAGTACGACGACGACCCGGCGACCTGGCCGAAAGAGATTCACCAGTATGAGTTTGACTGGGCCACGCCAGACGTGGTTTTCGTCGCTGAATACTACCGCATCGAGGACCGTAGCGAAACGATCAGGATCTTTGAGACCGTGGTCGGCGAGGAGGAGCGGTATACCGACGCCGACTTCGAAGCAGATCCCGAGCTCGAGCAGAAGCTCACCGCGATTGGCACGGTTGAGGTGCGTCAAAAGCGCGTGCGCCGCCGGGTTTGCCGCGCCTACATCATGTCCGGGTCGAGGGTGCTCGAGGACCTCGGCGTCATCCCGGGCCGCATGATCCCGGTG